ACAATTTTCACAATATTATTTATATTATATTTTATAAATAGTGGTAGTTTTAAAGAAGATAAATGTTATACATTATATATTGGAATAATTTTTACAATTATAGATACAATTAATTCTACTCTATTGATTTTTTTTGAAAATTTATAAAAAATTTATTTTTCTATATTAAATTAATATGCCATCATTTGATTATTCACAGCTTCCAATTGCATACTTGTCAGAAAATAAAAATTCTAAACATTTAAGACGACAATTAATTAAAAATTTAGTTAAACAACCAAAAAATAATATAAATAAATTATCTGATGTATTTTTTTCTCAAAAAAATATAGAAATAATAAATAAACAATTAGTATTAGCTGTATGGAAAAAAAGTAAAAAAAATTATTTAATATCCTTTCAAAAAGTTCAAGATTTGATTGTTATAATGAGATATGTATGGATTCAATATTCTAGAAATTTACCATCTGAAATTCAAAAACAAATTAAACAACTTAATTGTATAGTTGTTGGACAAATTGTTCCACAAATTTTATCAAATATACGACAAAAAATACAATATTTAAAAGAAATTGATGAACCTCGTAAAATAAATAATATACCTGTTAATGTTAATAAAGTGAATAGAACTTTACCATCAACATCAGAAATAATACACGGTAATGTATAATATATTTTTAATTAAATTAATTAATTTAATTAAAATTATTTATAAAATAGCCTCATAATATAATATATTTTAATAAGCAATTAATCCCTGTGTAGCATCTTTAACATTCTGATACATAAAAATAGTTCCACGTGTTCGTGCCATTTCAGTAAAAGAAAATCCTTTAGCTCCACTTCCTGGTGTTCCATGAAGCATTGTTACAGGTTTGTTCTGTACATAAGCACCTCCTACTTTATCAAATTGTGAATCACTTACACCTGCAGGGTCATAATGGTAATATTCAGGTTTAACTCTTCCACCTTCAGGGTCAGCATGAACCATAAATGCAGCAGATGAACCAATTACAATATTCTGTTGTGGAACAACATTCTTATTAAGTTCACTCAATACTACTGAACGTAATTGATAAACATCTCCACGGATTGTGAATTCAGTTTCGAAATTTACTTCACGTTCATTAAGACGTTCAAAACCAGATACAGCAACTGGTAATCTAGCAATATTAAATGGCTGGAATTTTCCTACTTTCATTACATGAGAACGTCTGTCTACAAAGAAAAAGAGTACACCTCTAGAATAAATAAGAGAAGTAGAACGTGGTACAACAGCACCATTAGAATCCATAAATAATTGATGTTGTTCAAGTGCATCCTTGAGGTCTACTGCAGCATTATCATTTAATACAGGTGGTAATCGTAAGTTAATCATTTGAACTGATGTTACAGTTGGTTTTACATTCTGATGATAAGGATTAGTTGAGAACATCTTGAATACAGGCATTGTTGCTACAACCGTTGGTCTAAAAGAGAATGATGAAAGTAATCTTTTAATAATAGTTCCATCATAACGTCCATAAATTAAGTCTGGTGTATCATATTTATTTAATCTGCACATATGGATTGATGTAACAAATTCACTAAATGAAGAATTGTAATATTGTCCATTTCTAAGATGTAATACTGAATTCCAAAGTTGGTTCTGTAAATTGGCACGAGCTAATAAATCTTGAATTGGAGAACGATTATCACATACAATATCATTAGGGTCTGTTACTAAACTGTAAAATAATTCATAATCTGGTCTTGTTCTTAATGGTTCTTTATTATATCTGGATTTTACAATTCCTGCAATATTACTAAATAAAAAGTGATGTTCTAAAGTATCAATTTTTGGTAAAAATAATGCAGCAATAACTGGATGTATATGCTGGTGTGGTTGATGTCTATCTCGGTTGTAAGAACCTGTTAAAGCTTCAAAGTCAGAATCTTTATACTGCATTGATTGAAGCATAACTTGAGCATGTCTTGGTCTTGATGTTTCATAAAGTTTTAAAAGTTCCTGAAGACTTCTGTAATCTTTATCACTTACTTTGAAATTATAACCCATATTATCTGTTGTAATATTTCCTAAAACTTTCATCATGTTTGTATTAGGAATTACTACATCAGAATTACCCTGTCCTACTAATTCTTGTTCATATATTCTCTGAAATTCTACGAATTGTTCATCTGTTAAATTATGTTTATGTTTATATTTATAAGCTTTTTCTAAAAGAGTATGGAATGGATAATTTGTATTACTGTATTTTTGTTTTATAAGAGATGCAAATTTTTTAGCTTTTTTTACAACATTTTCATGTTGTTCCATGTATGCTTGCTGGATTTTATCAACTAATGATTGGTCATCATATTTATTTCGGAGACGTAAAAATTCATTAGGATTAAGTATACCCTTACCTTTTCTCATTAATCTTTTAACTTCATTATCTACGGTATTACCGCTTTTAGGTTTATTTCTTTGATAATTTTTATCACTATCACTAGAACTCATATCTTGTATATATTAATATAGAAAAAAAATATTAAAATAAAATTTTCTATATGTTTTTTTTTGAATTTTTAAAAGTTTTTAAAAATAAAACTCATAAATAAAAAGCTTTTGAAATAAAAATTGATAAATATATAATTAACTATTAAAGAGAATATAATATTATAAATTAATGGATGATTTATGGATAAATAAATTAAGACCTAAAAAAATCAAAAATATAATTGGACATAAATATCAAATAAAAAAAATAAATGAATGGCTTAAAAAATTATCAAATCAAAAAATACAAGCACTAATTATATCAGGTAATCATGGAATAGGTAAAACATTAACTATACAACTTGTTCTTGAACAAAATAATTACAAAGTTATTATTATAAATCCTCATGAAATTAAAAATTATAGAATTTCAAATAATTTTTTTGATTATTATAATCATAATAATTCAATAAATAATAAAATGAATATTAATATTAAAAAAATAGCAATTATTTTTAATGAAACAGAAACAATATCATTAACTAGTGAAAAAAAATATTTATTTGAAATTTTTAAAATGAATAATAAATTTAAAGCTTTTCCATTAATTTTTATTTCTGATAATAAACATAGTAAATTATTAAATGATTTAAAAAAATACTGTCAACTAATACGATTTAATGCACCATCAAGTTATGAAATAATAAATTTTATAAAAAAAACATGTAATAAAGAAAAAATAAATATATCAGGAAATAAAACATATTTAAATTTAGTTAATTTTGCACAGTATGATATAAGAAGATTAATAAATTTATTACAAGAATTATCATATCATTTTAAAAATAAAACAATAACAAATAAAGAAATTATAAGTTTTATAAAAAATTCTAGAATAAAGAATATAGATATAAGTTTATTTGATTCTACATTAAAAATTTTAAATAAATATAATAATTATCCAGAAATTTTTAAATTATATAAATCAGAAAAAGTATTATTACCATTAATGATACAAGAAAATTATAAAAAAAAGGTTTTAAATAATAATAAAGAAAATTGGGAAGAATTGATATTTAAAATGGTTAAAATTTCTGATTCAATATCAAGAGGTGATAATATTGAAACTAGTATTTATACAGACCAGAATTGGTATTTACAAAATATACATGGTTTTTATACTTGTTTAAATACATCATATTGGATAAATAAATCAAATAAAAATATATTAAATTTTAATAATATTAAATTTAGTTCAGATTTAAATAAAACTTCTTTAAAAAATATTAATAAAAAAAATATTAATAATTTAAAAAAATTAGTATCTAAAAAATCTATTTTAGAAATACTTATGTTATGTAGAATATCTAATCATTTAATTAATTCTAATCAAGAAGAATTATTAATTAAAAAATTATTAGGATATAGTAATGATATTACAATTAAAAATATTGAATTATGTTTAAAAATTGATAAAACTAATAATTTCAAACAATTAACAACTAAGGAAAAGAAAAAAATTATTAAAATTATTGAAACAAATAAATTATAAGATTTATTTCAAATTCCTATTAAACTTTATAAAACCTAATTAAAGGTGAGAATTTTATAAAAAACAAAAGTTATTCTAATTTTAAAATAAAAATTGTTCTATTATTTTTTTTAATATTATTATTTGTATATTATTATTTTTATTAGTTGGATTTAAATAATATATTCCATCAGTTAAATATAATAATAAATCATTTATCCAATCAATTTGTTGGTCATTTGTTATTAACATCATATCTTGAGATAATAATTGATAATAAAACAACATTTTTATATCTTTATTATTTTCAAATAAATATGCCATATTTCTTATCTTTTTTACTTGTTTTAATATTTTTGAATTAATACCGGGAATAGAACTTGCCCATAACCAAATATTATTTTCTTGAACTATTCCTAAAAAAAAATATGTTGCACTTAAAAATTTAGTATCATTATTAAATAAATCAATTCTTTTAGTATCATCATTAAATTTAATAATATAATTTTTTTTATTATTTAATAATTTAGAAATTTTTTTATATTTAACTTTTTTATTTTTATGAATTTTTTTTATTAATTCAATAACCATTAATTTTATATAGAAAATTAATTATAAATAATATAAATTTTTTTTATCAATTAAATTATATAATGTTTCATCTAAAATTAACAGAAAATGATAAAGTTTTATTATATTCTATTTTAATTGGAATTATATTTTTTATGTTTATTTTACCTTCTTGTGAAATGAACTATACTATAGATAATAATAAAATTAAAGAAGAAATGAAAAATTTAGCAACTATTATTAATGAACCTTCTAAATTATCTAAAATTGATATGAATGTTTGTTCTAAAAAATGCTGTAATAGCGGTCAATGGGATATTCCTCATATGAAAAAATCAAATAAAGATTATGTTGCTACTAATTTAATGTGTAATAATGGTAGAGGAAGTGGTTGTGTTTGTATGGAGAAAAATGATTTTGAACAAATTTCTTCAAGAGGTGGTAATATTCCTAAATGCACATAAATATTATAAAATAATTTATAATATTAATATAACGCATTAGAAATAATTTATTTCTAATATATTATATAATGAATTTTATAGTTGAAATTAAAAAAGAATATACTACACAATTAATTAATATATTAACTCCTTTGATTTTTGAAGGATTAGATTCAATATATAAAGAATCAATAAGAATATCATCATGTGATGATGTTTTAAAAATTTTTCAATCTTTTTTAAAAAGAATACCAAAATGGAACCGTGATATAATTGAACGTGAAAAAAACAGAATATTAAATAATTCAAAAAATAATACTTTAATATTAGATTTAATTAAAGCTACTATAAAATCAAATATAGCATTATTATCAAATAATAATAAAGTTGATAAAAAATTATATGATAATATTGATTTAAATAATTTTATTCATAAAATTTATATTGAATGTGCTCGAGAAATATGGAATAATCCATATTTATTTTATCATAATTATCCTGCTATTGAATTAAAAAGAAATCAAAGAGATACATTAGATTTAATTAAAAAAAGTATAAAAGAATCAATACGAAAATTATTACCAATTAAATATATTTTAGAATTATATTTAGGTAATGATATGATTAAAGATAATCCAATTAATAATTTTGAACATACAATAACAGAAATTGATAATAAAAATTTATCTTTATTAGTTAAAAAAGACCTTGAAAATAAATTTATTAAAAATGAAAATAATTTAATACAAAAATCAATTAAAAAAGAAAATTCAATTAAAAAAGAAAATTCAATTAAAAAAGAAAATTCAATTAAAAAAGATAATAAATCAATTGGAGCTAAAATTTTAAGTATTTTAGATAAACAAGATATTAAATTTTCAGATTCAGAACAAGATTCAATACCTTTACTTTTTAATAAAAAAAATGATAATATTAATAACAAATATTTATCTGATATTAATAAAAAAACTGTTGAAAATAATAAGAATAGTTCTATTGATAATAAAATTAAAAAGATTCTTGAAAAAGATTTAGCAGATACAGATTTGGAAACAAGTTTAACATATAATTTGGAAACAAATAGAAATAATTATCAAGAAATTTTTTCGAATAGTGATGTTAATTATTCTAATATGACAAAAACAAAAAATATAGAAAATATTCAAAATAAAAAAAAATTTTTTAATAATTATTTAAATTTATAAATTTATTATTCTAAATTAATTCTAACTGATGGTGCATACATATCTAATAAAGCAAATGATATTGAAGACATTGCTCCAATAATAATTATATCTTTGGTTGATAAAGTATTTGATGGTATATATCGTGCAGTTGATAAAACAATCATCCCCATTAAAATATATTTTAATATTTTTCGTGTACAAGTTATATTATTTATTAACATTATTAATTAGATTTAGAAATTTTTTTTAAATTTTTCTCATTTTAAATAATATGAATTATAATATATTTTTATTATTATTTATTTCATTTATTTTAATATATTGGATACAAAATTCTGATAATAAAAATAAAAATAAAAATATTTTTTTTAATAAAATTAAACTTCCTGTTTTAGTTATTTCATTAATTGGTATCGTTTATTTATTTAATATTGAAGATAAAAATAATATAAATTTTCCAATTATACAAATGAATTTACCACAAAATATCTATACGGAACAACCTAAATTTTAATCTAAAATATATTAAATGAGTAATAAATATGTTAAATTTGGTTCGTCTAAGATACGATTAAAAAAATTTAATATGAAAACTATGGTTGATAATGCTACAATTGCGATGATTGCAAGACGTGCTTCTGGAAAAAGTTATTTAACCCGTGAAGTTTTATATCATAAAAAAAGTATACCATGTATGATCGCTATTAGTAGAACAGAAAAATTAAATAAATTTTATGGTGAATTTATACCAGACCTTTATATTTATCATGCCTTTGAAACATCTATTTTATCTAAAATATATAATAGACAACAAAAACTTTCTGATGATAATAATAAAAGAAAAAAAAATGGAAAAAAAATTAAAGATGATAGATTAATGTTAATTATGGATGATTGTATGAGTTCAAAAGGTTCATGGCTGAAAGATGAAAATATATTAGAACTTTTTTTTAATGGTAGACATTATCACATATCATTTATTTTAACAATGCAATTTTCATTAGGTATTACTCCTGAAATGAGAGGTAATTTTGATTATATTTTTCTTTTATCTGAAGATATTATATCTAACAGAAAAAGATTATATGATCATTATGCAGGCATGTTTCCTACATTTGATATTTTTCAACAAGTTTTTACAGAAGTTACTACGGATTACGGTTGTATGGTAATTAATAATAGAATTCATAGTAAAAATATAACTGATAAAGTTTTTTGGTATAAAGCTAAATCTACACCATCATTTAGTGTTGGATCTAAAAAATATAAAGTTTTTCATAAAAAATATTATGATACTGACTGGAATAGACGATTGTCTGTTTTTGATCCTTCTATAGCCTTATCAAAAAAAAGAAATAATATTAAACTTATTGTTGAAAAAATTAAAAAATAATTTTTACATATGTATAAATTATTTTTTTATTAAATAGATAATTGTTCTATATCCTCATTTTCTTCTCTCATTTTTTTTGTTTTCTCTTCTAATTTTAAATGAGTTTTTTCCATTTCATTTATCTGTTTTTCTATATTACTTAATTTTTCACTAATTCCTTCTTTATCTTTTGATTTTTTCATTTTTCTTTTTAATTTTTTTTGATTCATTTTAGTTTTATTTAAATTATCTTCAATGTTTTGTCTAATTTTTTCATTTTTTCTATATTCATGAAACATTTGAGCTTTAGACTGATTCTCCTGATAAGCTTTCATCATTTGATTTAATTCAGTATTTGCATATTCTGAATCTTCTACTGCTTTTGAATCAGGATTTGGATCAAATGGTAACCATTTACCCATTTCACCCACAAATACATTAAAATATGGATCAGCACACTGAACTTTTTTAGCATGTTCACATGCTTTTTCATATGTATTAAATGCACCACGAATTTTTATACCTACTAATGATTTTTCTTTTTTATCTGATGTTAAAAATGATAAACATACATATTTTTGATTACTCGGATATAAAGTATCCTCATTTAAATAATCAACGTTTTTTGACATTAAAAATAATAACATATTACTGTTTAAATACTTTTTTATTTTTATTTTTATTTTTATTTTTATTTTTATTTTTATTTTTATTAATATTTTAATTATTCTCATCATCTATATCAATATTATCATCAATATCATCATCAATATTTTCATCTATTTTTTCTTTATTTTGTTTTATTTTAGTAAAACCCATCCATGGAGATGCATAATTAAATACATCAGAAAAAACTTGTGAAGGATTATATATTAATTCTTCAGAATCATTATTTCCTTCTTCCTCATCTTCATTAATATTATTAATATATTTTTTATTAACTTTATTAATAATTTCATTTTTATAATGAGATTTAGTTAAACTCATGGTTAAAATTATTATACCGGATAAGAGTAAAACTAATGAAAAATTATATAATATACTATTCATATTATTATAATATATTATATTATATTTTCAAAATAAAATATAATGTAAAGTAATATGAAAAATAATAATAATTATTTTGATTTATATATAAAATATAAGAAAAAATATTTTAAATTAAAAAAAATACAAAAAGGTGGTGGAAAAATAAATAATAAATTATTTCCACATCAAAAAAAATTTATACCTGAAATAGAACCTGTTAATATTGAATATGACGATAAAATATGGAATAAATATTTTCCTAATAAAAAAGGATTAGATAAAAAAAAATTAAAATTATCTAATATTGGTGTATATAGTATAAGTCAACCATATATTGCACAAAATATTAGTGATATAATAAAATCTTATTTTTCTAAATCTAAAAATATAGTTATAACAGATGCAAATGGAAATATGGGCGGAAATACAATCAATTTTGCTCAAAATTTTTATAAAGTTAATTCAGTAGAAATAATGAAAATACATTGTGATATGTTAGATAATAATATAAAACAATATAAATTATCAAAAACAGTAAATATATATTGTAATGATTATTTAAATATTATGATGGATTTAAAACAAGATGTTATATTTTTTGACCCTCCATGGGGTGGAAAAAATTATAAATCTATAAAATATTTAAATTTATATTTAGATAATGTTGATATTGTTGATATAACTAATAAATTAAAAGATAACTCAAAATTAATAATACTAAGAGTTCCTAAAAATTTTAATTTTAATAGATTTAATCTAAAATCTCATTTTTCTAAAATTGATGTTCATCCATTATATCATAAAAATACAAAAATAATACGTTTTTTTGTTATTGCTTTACAAAAATAATTTTATTATCTGAATGTTGGATAAAATTCCCATTTTAAATATTTACAAAATTTTTTCCATATCTGATCTTGATCCATTAATTTTTCAGGTGATTTTAATAATGGAAAATATTCTAATAAATGATCTAATTCTAATAATTCACAAAATTTATATAAAATATATGAATATGATAAAAAATTTTTACGACCTTTTGGTTTGTATAATTCCCATGGATCCTGAATTTTCATAAACATTTGTAAAAATTTAGTTTCAGTATTACGATCGATTTTTGGTGGAGGTAAATTATTCAACTTGTTTATTATATATGGTATATGTTCATATAAATGATTATATCCTATTTTCTTTAATATATATTGCATCTTATCACGATTTAATATAGATAAATCTGTTATTCTGTTTTTATTTAATTCCATTATTATATTTTTATATACTACTTCTGGTATTTCTGTTGACTCTTTTGCTTGAAATTGATTTAACCACTCCTTAAAATGATTCAAACGTTTATATGGCGAATATTCTTTAATTTGTCTATCTTCATCTATTATAATAATTTCCATTTCACCACAATTAGGACAAATATATGCAGACTTTGATTCATCTAGAATTTTTTCTATTTCACATAACTTACAATATTTAATTCTATTTTTACCATCATCTTTTTTTATTTTTATTCCATCAATACGTTTACAATAACTATTAAATAATTCTTCTCTATTATTTTCTTCTTTTGAACTGTTTTTATTAGATAAAAAATCAATTATATTTTTTGTTTCTTTTACTTTTTTTACACTTTCATTACGTAATTCATAATATTTTATTATTATATCTCCTGCTTTATCATAATAATCCATTTCTTCATAATTATTAGTTATATTTTCTAATTCTAATTCATATTCATCTTTTAAATTTAATAATTTAGCTCTATATTCAAAATCTACACAATGTGTTTCTAATCTTTTTTTATCTATCAATTCTAATTCTTGAATTATATTATTTAAAGAATTTTTAATTTTATCTTTAGAATTTTTCTTATTATTAAAATATTTTACTTTTTGTTTATGTTTTTTATCTAAAGTAGTAGAACCACGAAAATTACACATTTTTTTCTTTTTATTTTTTTTCTTTTTGATTCTAAAATTAGTCATTAAGCTAATTTATTAAAAAATCTTTAAATCTAATTAATAAACGATTTGTTTTATTTTTAAAATATCAATTTAATTAATTATATATATAATATGTCAGGGGGTTTATTACAATTAATTGCTTATGGTGCACAAGATACATATCTTACTGGACAACCACAAATTACTTTTTTTAAAGTTGTTTATAGAAGACATACTAATTTTTCAATGGAACCTATACAACAAAATTTTAATGGTATACGAGATTTTGGTGGAACAATTACATTGAATATTAATAAAAATGCAGATTTAATTACTAAAATGCACCTCGTTATAGATTTAAAAGATATTATTTCAAATAATGAATGGGGTTATGTTGATAAATTAGGTTTTTCTATTATTGAAACTGTTAAATTAGAAATTGGACCAAATAAAATGGATATACATTATGGTAATTGGTTAAATATATATAATGAATTAACACGAAATAATAGTCATGATAATGGATTTTCTCATATGATTGGTGATATTTATGAATTAAAACAATTAACCAAAAATCATCCTAAATATAAATTATATATTCCATTACAATTTTGGTTTAATAGAAATAATGGATTAGCTCTTCCCTTAATTGCATTACAACATCATGAAGTTAAAATTACAATTAAACTAAGAGATGCATTAGATTGTATTAATTATAAAAATACTATTACTAATTTACCACAAATTAATGATATATATTTATTAACTGATTATATTTTTTTAGATTCTGAAGAAAGAAAAAAATTTGCACAATCTAAACATGAATATTTGATTGAACAAGTTCAATTTTCAGGCTCTGAAACAGTAACTTTATTAAATTCTAATTATATTTTAAATTTTAATCATCCATGTAAATATTTAATATGGACTTTGCATTTAGGAAGATATATTGATAGATCACAATATATTGTTTATGCATTTGATAATAACTGGAATTACGCTAAAGATTTATTCGCAAAATTAATATGGTTAGCTACTAGAACAGGATTAACTTATGATACACAATTTACTATTAATATTGAAAATAATGGATTAGATGAAATTGTTAATATTGATTCTACTGTTTTAAAAACTTTAATTGATAAAGTTAATGCTACTATAATTACTGTTGATAATAATAATATCGCTTCCGCAACAACAGATAATGTTATGTTGCTCTCTAATTTATTAACTATTCAAGATATTACTTTAAATTTACATCAAATTATAACAGATATTACTGATACTAATATTATTAATTTTTTATCCTCACATTCTATATATATTAAAAATTATTTTAACTATGGTAATTATATTAATGGTGAAGATAATCCTATTGTTAGTGCTGGATTACAATTAAATGGTCATCAAAGATTTCAAACTAGAGATGGTTCTTATTTCAATTATGTTCAACCTGACCAATATTTTAGTAATACACCGTCTGATGGTATTAATGTATATTCTTTTGCCCTTAAACCAGAAGAACATCAACCTTCTGGAACATGTAATTTTTCACGGATTGATAGTACATTACTTAATTTAAGTTTTGGTAATAATAATATAGAAAATATAGAACATTTTAATAATTTTATTATAAATAATTTAACAGAATTAAATGTTTTTACTGTTAATTATAATATTTTAAAAATTATGAGTGGAAGAGGTGGTCTGGCATATTCAAGTTAAAAAAATATATAAATATTAGTATTAATGAAAAAATGTTTTAATTGTAAAAAAGAAATTACTGAAAAATATCAACTTTGTAATTTATTAAATACAGGAACACATAGTAATATATATTT